TTCCCTGGAATTACAGGGAGGACATTGTAGCCTTCGCTCTCGATACTTCCCTTTTTAACAGCCATGAACCCTCCGCAGAACTTGTTGGTGGATTAAAAAAATTTCTATTACCACAAGACATGCAGTATGTTTCAAGGTGCCCAATGGTTGTATACTGTCTGTCAAGAAACATTCTTCCTTTACACTTTTTGCATTTCAGCATTAGTTTGGTATACCAATGATAATTAAGTTAACATTTAAAGAAACAATTCCAGATGTATTGAACTTAACAAAACCAGAAACTCCAGATGTTGTGGGATCATTTAAGATAACACTTACATCAGATCCAGCAGTTGTTTGTCCTACGTTTATTGCGGTTGCAGTAACTATTGGTGGAAACCTAAACTCTCCTACAAAGGTAGTTCCAAATGAAATTTCTTGTCCAGGACTAACAGATTGACCACTGCTTCCAACTTTTTCTAGGGCCCCTATAACTCTTACTTCTGTTATTTTTCTATTATTTGGACCCCTGTCTGGTGTTTTAATTGTTACATAGTCGTATGTTGCTGGAGAAATTTCTTTTGCCATATCATTAACCGCTTGGGCTAAATCATAAACATATGTTACATCTAGTGGTTGACCACGCTCAGGTAAGGGTATTTTTGCCATAGTATAATTATACCACTAATGGACTTTCTAAAGTAAAGATTGCTGCATCGGCACTATAGATCTTGGGATAAATAGGCACCTGAACTGCAACCTGAAAAGAAGATATACCAGAGGGAACAAGCGTTGTAAAGGATGTTGCTGGTACAGTTTCTATGTACGTCCATTTATCATTACTTAGATTAGTTTTTATATATATATCATATTCTTTAAAGATAGATATTTCGTTAGTCTCTGCGTCAACTTTTGGATGTCTCCAAACCATGTTAATAACTTTTGTTGGAGCAGTTCCTGTGACATTAACAGAGCAAGAAACCTTTTGGACTGCTCCCTTTAATAAAAGATAATATGGGGACCAATGGGAAGACCTATTTTTGTCTTTTGAAACTACCCTATATCTAACAAAATATCCCAAAGCATTTGAACTAAAGGCTGGCAAGTCTTCTTTTAAGATTGTAGCAAGTTTAATATCAGCATCTGGGGTTGGTTGTGTCACTGTCATTATAGAACATCCAAGCCAAACCTAAATTCAATATGATTTGAACTGTTTGCAATTTTTGTAATTGCTTCTGAGTTTAAAGTTTTTACAATTGAATATCCAGTTAATCCGTAAATAGGATTTAGATTTGTTGTATTCTCTAACCTTAAAGCATCCAGACAGACATAGAACTCATCTGAAACAACAACATTGTATGGAGCAATTAAACTTTTTTCTCTTATTGTGACGTAGACCTTTACTACATCTGCTATCTTCCAAGTAAAACCAGAACTCTTATCTAACTCTTCAAACTTTGAAACAGAAACAAAATACCTATTGTTCTCAAAATCTACATCTGGGTTTGGAACACCATCAGAAATCTCACTACTTATAACTGTATCAAACCTAGCATACTCTCCCTCATCATGAACATCTCCTTCTGCAAACTCTAAAAGAATTCTGACATCGTATGGCTGTACAGTTCTTTCAGAATCTTTGTTTATTACTGAAAAGGCCAACCTTAATTCATCTTTTGGAGATGACCTATCAAGGTCTACTGTTGACCCTGTTAGGACTAAGTGAGGAGAAGAATCTCCCTGTAGGGTAAGCCTTTGACTAAGTGGATCAACAACAAGATCTGAAAGATCTCCTCTTAAGACTATAGCGCTGTTTAGGAATCTAGGACCTTCATACCTTTTTAATCTATCATTATTTGCAAACATTGGATTATCGGCATTTGTTACAAAGGCTTTATTATCTGTTACGATAGTTCCTCCTACATCTAAACCTTCCTCAATTTTTTCAAGGTCTGTATTCTCGTATTGCCAGTCTTCGTTTTTATTAAATAAAAATATTGGTCTGCTATCGTTAAACTTTGCACTTGGGTTTGATCCCGCAGACCAAATGCCAACCTCTGTTATATCGTATCTGTCTAGGGTTGGAAGTTCTGCAGTAAAAACAATCTTAGATACTCCATCTTCAGTGACATATCCTCTAGATGTTACTGGTACACGAAACATCTCAAAGTCCAAAGACTCTTTTGCCTTCATAACCGTCTTTTCAGAATTTGAAAATATATAGGAGGATGATACTGGGGTGGCTCCACACCCAATGGCAATGTAGGATGCATAGGCTGGGGCCTGTCCCACAAGATATTTTGCTAGAATTGACTGTCCTGTATTAGTTATCATTTTTACACCTCATCAGTAATTGTATCATCAAAATAGCCTCCTTGGTTTATTATTTCTATCTCTACCTGCTCTTCGTCGTCTATGTTTATAAGATTTATTACTATGTTTTCGGTATCTGGTTCAATATAAACGTTTGTTCCCATATACCCCAGACCATATTTAGGGATTTTGTCTTCAAGCCTTATTGAAAAATTTTTGAATAAAACATCGGATGTTCCACCAAGTTTAATTATATTATTAGAGTTATACTCAAGCATTAGGTTTTTTAGGTTTTTAACAATGCTATACATAATATTTTGTCCATTTATAGCATCTGCCCTGGAAATATTAATCAACTCTTGTCCACCAATGTCTTGGAATATAATTTCAAACATAGCCTCGTACGCTATTGGATCACTTAAAACATCTACGGCATTGGGCACAGCAACCTTGGTTGAGTTAGTTGCAGTGCTCTTTCCAAAGTCATTGACCCAAGGAGTGGTCGCTTGATTTGCAGTTGCGTCTACGGCCATTACAATACCTCGCTTAAAAATACAGACATTTCTGGTCCGTCTTTTGATTTTGAATATTCTATATTATAGACTACAAATCTAGAGGTATCAAGGCCAGCCTTGTTGATACCCTTTTCGGTATAGTCTATTTGTACAATGTCGCCTAACTGAATCATGGGGTTGGCAAATATTTTTAGACCTATAGATTTTCTTGGCTTTGTTATTTTTTTAACTAACCAAGACATAAGGTTCTCTGCAGCATCTGAATTTTGAACATATGGAACATCTAAGGAAAAGTCTTTTTTACCATACAGCATTCGACTTGCCTTTATGTCTTCATAGTTTTTTGCAACTTTGTTTACGGCAGTTATAAGACCTGTTGAGTCAAACTGTGGATCTGACAGATTGCTATTCTTTGAGAAGTAATCATCTACACTAAAGTTATTTGTAGACTGATTAGTGAAGGCTATTCCTTGAACTCTTAAATAACTTTGGCTGTTTGAATCTAAACTTAATACCTTGTCTGTTGTATTAAAAATTAACAACTCAGCCCCGTATGATCTTGCTCTAAATCCAGATACAGCATAAGATTTTAACTTGTTAAAAGTTGGAGATAGTTGTGCATACAATGCTGGATATGCTAAATCGTATCTAAAGTTAAGTGATGCTGCTTCACGCATAATTGTTCCAAATTCTTCAAAATAAATACTAAACTTTGGTGGCTGGGCTGTACTGATACCAGTTAAATAAGACGCCTGTACTGCTCCACTTACTGAATACTTTCTAAAAGAATCCTGTGCGTTGATTCCTGAGTCTCCAAAGACGTTTGAAATTGGAGTGTCTAGTTGAAAAGAAGTGTTTTGAGAATAGTTGTTTGCCAAAGCATAAACATTTTCAAACATAACCCTAGAAGATCCTCTAACAAAAAGTGCAATGTTATTATACACATCTAAAGGAGAGTCGTCAAAAACTGTAGCAATTAAAACGTCATTTAAATATAGGAAAAACTTTCTTCTTGATCCAATGTCTTGATACTCTACTGAAAGATCATAGACAGTTGGGTTTTCTTCTGCTGCCATTCTGTACTGTCCTACAAATTGCCCGTCATCTACTATTATCTTTGCAAGACCTTCGTAGAGTGTAACTGGAATTGCTGGTCCTGTCAAATCTGAAGTCTTTGTTTCTAGTTTATAAAACAAAACATCATGAACATTTTGTCTTGCAGAGTCCTCTATCTTTGTTTTATCTAAAGCAATTATCTCAAAATAGTATCCTGCGTTTGTTTTTGGATTAACCATTATGGCTATTCCACCACCGCCACCAGCAATTGTAATTTTTTCATCCGCAGTCTTCCCTTTCACGACATACATTTCTGATGCTCCCACTGGAGTCTGTCCATTATTTTCGTTATCTTCAATTCTTCCAATAACTCTAAGCCTTGTTCC